AAGACAGTGTTGATGAAACTCGTATCCTTAGTGTTCTTGCAAGCCGTAACTCAGGCCCAGGGTCTACATTCTTAACATGGGCATGGGACGAAGGTACCTTCCGTGAGATGTCAGGTGAAGATGCATGACAGTAGAAGAGATGGAAGATTTTCTTAAAAGTCTTGGTGTCGAAACTTACGGAGCCCGCGGTTCTGAAGTAAAGGGCTTATGCCCAGGTCATTTAGATCGAACTGGTAAAGAAGACCACAACCCATCTTGGTCAATTAACGCCGATACTGGGGCGCATAACTGTTTCTCTTGTGGGTTCCGTGGAGGATTGCAGTACCTTGTTTCATACATTAACGGAATTCCCATGGATCAAGCTGATGAGTGGGTTAAAACAACTGTTAGCGATCTTTCAATTCGTTTAGAGCGAGCGCTTAATCCAAAGCCAAAAGTAGAAGAGATATCAAGTGATATCACTGAAGCAAACCTTGCCGCTTATATAACACCACCAAAAGAATTACTTACTGGTCGTGGAATAACAACAGAGGCGGCCGAGTTGTATGGAATCTTGTACGACTCTCGTAAAGAGTGCTGGATTCTTCCTATTCGTAATATGGCAGGAAAATTAATGGGGTGGCAAGAAAAAGGAACGCATGGCCGTTACTTTAGAAATTACCCCACAGGTATTCAAAAAAGCCATTCATTGTTCGGCTATCAGCAATACACAGGCGGTTTGATGGTAGTAGTTGAATCACCTTTAGATGTGGCTCGCATGGCTTCTGTAGGGGTTATGGGAGGCGTTTCTACTTATGGCACCGCAGTATCTAAAGAGCAGTTAAATGTAATTAAAGGCGCGGATCGAATCATTGTGGCCATGGATAATGACGAAGCTGGGCGAAGCGCGTCTCAAGATTTTCTTAAAAAATCTGTGGATATGTGGTTTGAGTGCTGGTTCTTTGATTATGCCAGTACCGGAATCAAGGATATTGGCGGAATGAGCAAGGCTGAGATAGTCTATGGAATAGAACACGCAAAACACGCGTTGCACGGGGAAAGGGCACTTTCATGATGACTATATTTTTAATTTTGTGTACGTGGTATGCAACTAAAATTTATTACACACGTTCCATAACGTTAAGTCTTTACGATTTAGAAAAACACGGGTTAATTCACGCCAAGTGCGGTAAATGTTCACAAAATATAATTATTCCCGAAGAACATATGCGTACTCCTTTTTATTGTTCGGTTTGCAAATGATTATTGGACTTTCTGGTTACGCACAGTCAGGCAAAGATACTGTTGCCAACATTCTTGTTGAAAACTATGGTTATCGACGCATTGCTTTTGCAGACCCTATTCGTGATCTTATTTATGAAATGGATCCGTTGATTCCCAAAGGCTACGGAAATAACATAATTAACTATCGACTTCAAGACATGGTTGACACCTACGGTTGGGACAAATTAAAAGTTGAGTTTCCAGAAGTTCGACGTTTACTTCAAGATACTGGCGTAGGAGCTCGAAAAGTGTTTGGAGATCAATTTTGGATTTACCAAGCCTTGTCAGATGTAACACCAGAAGACAAAGTTGTTGTTTCAGATGTACGTTTTAAAAATGAAGCTAAGTGGATCCAAGAATTTAAAGGGCAAATTTGGCGCATTAAACGCCTAGGGACTGACGCTACAAATGATCACGTTTCGGAGTCTGAGATGGATGGCTATCCCGTAAATCAAATATTTGTAAATAATGGTTCCCTTGATGATCTCAAAGTTCTTATACAAACTAGGATGCGGTCGTATGACTTTTAAAGGAACTTTGCTTCCTTACCAACCCGAAGCGGTAAACAAAATGATTGACCGGCATAAAGTGCTGGTTGCTTATGACCTTGGGTTGGGTAAAACCGTTCTTACAATTGCTGCAATTGAACAACTTATGGACAGCGGTGATATTAAAGAACCAGGCATGGTTATTTGTTTATCTAGCCTTAAGTATCAATGGGCCAATCAAATTGAAAAGTTTACTGAGGGAACTTCAAAAGCATTAGTTATTGATGGGACACCAAAGAAAAGACTTGAGCAATACGAAGAGGCTTTTAATTGGAAAGACTCAAAAGTTGATTACGTGATCATGAACTATGAACAAGTTGTAAACGATTGGAATTTAGTAAAAAAATTACCAAGAGGTTTTATTATTTGCGATGAGGCAACAGCAATTAAATCTTTTAGATCAAAACGATCTAAAGCAGTAAAGAAGATGGCAAACGCCCCCTTTAAGTTTGCACTTACTGGAACACCCATTGAAAATGGTAAACCCGAAGAGTTATTCAGCATTATGCAATTTGTTGATGACTCCGTATTAGGAAGGTTTGATATCTTTGATTCAGCATTTATTGTTCGTAATAATTGGGGCGGAGTTCAGCGTTATCGTAATTTGCCTACTCTCAATGAGCGCCTTAAAGAAGCAAGTGTCCGAAAGTCACAAAAAGATTCAGACGTTGCGCCTTACTTACCAGATTCCATCCATAATGAACCGTTTCTCATCCCGCTCGATCGACGAAACGCAAAGTTATACGACAAAATTAGAAAAGACTTATTAGACGATTTAGTAGAAGCAACCGCACTGTTTGGTAATAACTTTAACATTTTTGCTCACTACGGGGTTCAAAGTGGTAGTGGTAGCGCTCAAGAGAACGAATGGCGCGGAAAGATTATGTCTAAAGTTGGGTGTTTAAAGATGCTTTGCTCCCACCCAGATCTATTAAGAACCAGTGCCAGAAAATACAATACAGTTTCGGGTGAAGGATCTTCTTATGCAAATGAATTAGTAGAGGGCGGTTACCTAGAAGGAATAGACAAGTCACCTAAACTAAACGCTTTAATTCAATACGTTAAAGAATTTTTAGATCAAAACGAAGAAAACAAAGTAGTTATATTTGCAACGTATGTAGATATGACCGACATGATTGCCGAAGCACTATCGGAGTACGGAACTAAAACATATACAGGGAGACTTGATGCCAAAACTAAAGAAGAAAATAAAATTGCCCTTAACACAGACCCATCTGTCCGTGTCCTCGTTAGTTCTGATGCTGGCGGGTATGGCGTTGACCTCCCAGCTGCTAATCTTCTTGTCAATTATGACTTACCTTGGTCGTCTGGCGGGGCGACACAACGCAATGGACGAATAGTCCGAGCATCATCAAAATGGCCCAGCATTGTTATTCAAGATTTTTTAGTTGAGGGCTCAATAGAAGTTCGACAGCATGAGATGTTGCAGCATAAAAACGCTGTTGCAAGCGCTGTTTTAGATGGAGAAGGTATAAATGAGGCCGGAGGAATAGACTTCAGTTTGACTAGCCTTAACCAGTTCTTGCTCAGCAAATCAGTCTAAAATTGAGGGATGCCTAACGCACCTAAGACCCCTACACGTACGATCCGTGTGGCCGATGACCTTTGGAAAAAAGTTCAGTACAAAGCGGCTAAAGAGGGCGTAACCGTAACAAGCGTGATTATTAACGCACTAGAGGAATACTCTAAAGCCGACTAGGCGTGTTTTCCTAGATTTGTCAGTCCCCTCGGGTATGGTATAGATTCCAACCACTACAGAGAGGGATCTCATGCCAGACATTAAAAGCCTTACCAATGAGGCACAGCAATACATAGCTCTTAAAGAGCAAATCAAGTTCCTAACGGAACGCCAAACCGAAATCAAAAATAGACTTAAGTCTGCTGTTGCCGAAAACGGTGAAGTAGACGGACGTGGTCATATTGTTCTTGAACTTGGTAACGATATAAAGATTACAAATCAACGTAAAGAATCTAGAGCGCTTAATGAAGAATTTGCTATTAGCCTTCTTAAAGAAAAAGGCATTTACCAAGAGTGCATTAAAGTTGTAGAAGTTTTGCAAGAAGATGCAATCATGGCCGCTGTTTACAAAGATCAAATAACAGAAGCTGAAGTTGATCAAATGTTCCCAACAAAGGTAACTTACGCGTTCCTATTATGACAGAAGATTTTATAGAGCAAACGTTTGGAGATCTTTACTATCCCGGTAGTAAAAGAAAACGACGTAAAGAAAAAGTTGTAGAACCAAAATCTACAACTTGGGATTCAAATCCCCGAAGTACGTTATTACCAAACGGAAAAGAAATAGATTTGTTCACCATAGGTGCGTTGTCAGAGGCGTTAGGTCGTCCAATCATCACACTAAAGTTATGGATGAATGAAGGACACCTTCCAACATCTCCTTACCGCTTACCGACTAAAACGGATAAGAACGGCAAAGAACGAGCTGGAAGGCGTTTGTACAGTAGATCTATGATCGAATCCGCGATCAAAGTCTTTACCAAGTTTGGTGTTTTGCACGTGAAGCGAATAGACTGGGTAAAGTACAGTAGAATTACTGACGAAATAGCCGAAGCATGGGAACAAGCCCGTGCCGAGGAAACTGCGTAAACTGCATAACTGCGAAAAGGAGAAAACCGCCCATGGGCGTAAACCAAACAGAAGCACCCGATGCAACAGCATACGGTCAAGTAGAAGACGAAGCATCAACTATTGAGGCTCGTCCAGTTCAAACAACAAGCACATCAACAGCCGTTCAATCAGGTTGGGATGCCGCTGAAAAACTAGTAACAAACTTGGCGGAATTTCCGACCGAGTACAAGCATTCTGAAACTTTTCAGTTAGTTCGTTTCATTGATCAAACTGGACCATTTGCTAACTACCGCCAGCATTTCCTTAAGGAAAAAACAGAAGGACGTCGTTCTTATGTTTGCATTGGCGACAACTGCCCTCTTTGCTTAAAGCTTGGTGACAAGCCTGAAACAAAGCGTGCGTTCACTATTGTTAACCTGACCGCTAAGCCATACCAGCGTCAGATGTTAATTGCCACCCCACGTTTGTACAAGACGTTGCATGCCGGTGAGTTTTCACCTCAGGGTCCCTTGACTCGCAATTACTGGGC